GTGAGCTACACGGCACAGATCCGCATCAAGCGCGACGGAGTGCAAGTCTACCAAGAGAGCCAGACCTTCGCCCGAAAACAGGCCGCCCAGGCGTGGGCACGCAAGCGCGGGTCCGAGCTGGATGAGCCTGGTGCGATTGAGCGCGCAAACCGCAAGGGCGCCACGCTCAAAGACATGACAGATCGCTACCTGGTCGAAGTTGAGAAAGCCAAGCCGCTAGGTAAGACCAAGCGCGCCACACTCAATGCGATTAGCGAAACTTACCTGGGCAAGTTGACCGATACGGATATCAACACCCAGTGCCTGGTCGATTATGCACTTTGGCGAATGAGCGGGGAGGGCGGTGGCGTTCAGCCACAAACCGCTGGCAATGACCTGGCGCACCTCGGTGCAGTGCTGGCGATAGCCAAAGATGCATGGGGCTACCAAGTCGACCCGCTCGCCATGGGCGGTGCGCGGCGTGTATTACGCAAGCTGGGCTACAACCTGAAAAGCCGTGAGCGTGACCGCCGACCGACATTGGATGAGCTGGGACGGGTGCTGACGCACTACCAGGCCATGCAGGTGAGGCGCCCGACCGTCATAAATATGCTGAAGGTCGTGGGCTTCGCCCTGTTCTCCACGCGCCGGCTCGATGAAATAACCCGAATTCGCTGGGCAGACGTCGACGAGGCCGGCCAGCGGGTGCTGGTGCGCGACATGAAAAACCCCGGGCAGAAGATCGGCAACGATGTTTGGTGCTACCTGCCGGACGAGGCGTGGCACATCCTCCAGACGATGCCGAAGGCCGGCGAAGACATCTTCCCCTACAGCCCTGAGTCGATCTCCACGTCCTGGACGAAAGCCTGCAAGTTTTTGACCATCGCGGATCTGCACTTCCACGACCTCCGGCATGAAGGTGTCAGCCGCCTGTTCGAAATGGACTGGGATATTCCGCGTGTGGCGAGCGTTTCCGGCCACAGGGATTGGAATTCAATGAGGCGTTACACTCACCTTCGCGGTCGGGGCGACCGCTATGTGGGCTGGGAGTGGCACGAAAAGATTCTGAGGGCGCCCGTCCAACTGGGCGCCGCATCGCAGAAGTGGCTCAAACGACGTGTTTTAACCCGTTGATCTGGCTGTGCTCTTTAACTGCTGCCGCGCGTTGCAGGTCCAGGTACGCAGCCAGGTCGGTGAGGTGGATGCCCTTGGCCGACTTCTGGCTCGGCTCCAGTCGGGTGATGGGCAACTTGATCTGACCACTCATCACCTTGCGCTGGAACATGTCCGGCGTCAGGTGCGTGAAGTAATCCCGGCACACCACCTCCAGCGAGATAATCGCCTGGCCATCGTACTGAGCCATCAGGATAAATGCTGTGTTCATGACTATCCTCATAGATGCGCGTATCGACACCGTTTTTTCTGCTTGGCTGCTTCACGCTCTGCCATAAATGCAGCCCATTCCGCCGTCTTGCTCTGCTGGCGTATTCGACTACATGCCTCGTGCTTTCCCTTTGAGCGGGCTTTGCCGCAGATGTCGCAGCGGCTGGGCAAGTCCAGCCGGTAACCGGCTAACGGCGGGCGGGTGCGAGGGCTTGAACTCATGGCTGGCCCCTCATAACCATTTTTGTCAGTGCATTGGGCTGGCCGTCGGGTGTCAGCTTGTCCAGGGGTTGAGTAACACTCCGGCCGTTGGCAGTGCGTAGTGTGGCGAAGTTGCCATAAATTCCTTCAATCACACCTGTACGAGCGCTGAGGCGATATTCCCGACCACCGCCGCTCATTGCGACGTAGCTGACCGTGTCGCCGACAGCAAGCGGGGTTGTGGTAGCCTCTGCGATGCCGCCTTGGGGTTGATTCACTTGCATGGTGCTTCTCCTTTGGGTGGTCGGTGTCGAGGGGTTGCAGCCCCTCGGCACCACCTTCTTACTGGCTTTCGCCAGTTGTTTTTTGCTTGCGCACCAGGTGCACAAGCACATTTTCAAGTTCGGCAACCTCTTCGGTTTCTGTCTGCCACAGCAGGACGGCGACGATTTGTTCGGGACTGCACTCCAGCACCAGAATTTCAAAATCGGTTGCCGCGCTAACTTCCAGAATTTTGACCAGGTCGTCAGGCGCATAGGCCTCGGCGTGAATGATCTTTGAGCTTTCCCCAAACCACTCCCTCAGCTCTTCCAAATGTCTGTGACGGTTCGTTGCGCCGTTTTGGCCGCCGCTTGCGATGACTTGTACGTGCATGGTGCTTCTCCTTTGGGTGGTGTCAGACGTTGCAGCGCCTGGCAGGTATTGCCGTGATGAATCAGGCCTGGAAGTGCCAGCACTTCACGATGGGTTGCTTCGTGACGACGGCGTTGGTCTTACTGGCCTGGTGAGCCCGTACCGCGCTGTCAGTCGCCTTGTTGACGTCGAGCAGCTTCCGCGAGCGGGAGTCTTTCAGGCGTTCTCGCAGCTCGCTGACGTCAGCGATTTTTTGCCGGTTTTCTGCGGCGCATTTCACGAAGTCGTTGAGGTTGATGGCGATGATGTGGTCTTTCTTGCTGTGGTTGACCACCGGGCCTTCGGCGTCCAGGCCTTCCAGGTATTCGTAAACCTCCCAGAATTCAGCAACCACCGGATGGTCGGAGCTGATCGAGGCCTGGCGCTCAATTGCCATGCGGATGATCTGCGAGCGGGTATGCTCGACCTGTGCGTCGGTGAGCGGTACCACCATGCACAGGCAGTCCAGCAGGGCGAGCATTTGGGCGTGGTTCTTGTTGATCCGCTCCACGCGGATGTAGCCGCGCAGCTTGTTGCCGCAATGGCTACATTCGCTGTGCTCGTCTTTGAATGGGGTGTCGCAGGCAAAGCAGTGGGAATGCAGGTTGCGTAACTTCGCTTCGTAGCCCGCAACCCGCTGGCCGAACAGTTCCATCACCTCCAGCTCTTTGCGCACGGCCTGCAACACAAAGTTGCTGAGTGTCGAACCTTCCAGCGCATTGAGCCGATCTGCCGCCGCACGGCTTTCAGCGGTGACGTTCGGTCGTACAAAGTGCAGTTTGACGATCCGGGTCATGATCGCCTCGGAAGCCACTACGGGTGCGTTCTGGCTGATGGCGATGGTGCCGCGAAATGGTGGTTCGTAGGTTTCGTTACCAGCGGTTTTCACGCCCTTGGTCGCCAAGGTGCCGCCGCCGTAGTAATCCTTCAGTTCGTCCCATTCGAAGGTTTTGGCGTGGGCCTTGTCGTCGCCGCTGCGGTCTGATTCCAGTAGCACGATAGGCATGCCGGAGACCTGGCCCATCAAGCGGCTGCGGCCGGCCTTGGTGGATTTTGACGGGTCAAACCCTTCATATCCGTCGCGGCCGGCGAGTTTCCATAGAAGCGTGAGCAACGTGGTCTTGCCGGCGCCGGCCTCGCCAGTGGCCTCAAGGAAAGGAAAAGACTGGTACCGGCCGCGGATCTGTTCGGCGAACAGCGAGCCAAACCAGAAGGTCAACGCCACGATGCCCTGGGCACCAAAGCACTGCCAAAGAAGCCCTAGCCACTGGTCATCGTATTTTTTGCCGTCCTTTTCCAGATCGATCTTTACACCCTTTTGCAGAGTCTTGAGCTTCAACTTGCCCATCTCAAAAAACTCTTCCTCGTTGATGTGGATCACGTGGCCTTCGCGGATGGCGACGTCGTTGAACACGTAGCAGTGGTATTCCTTGCTGTAGCCCACGTAGTCGATGGTCTGAACGGTCTTGATGCCAAAAAGCTGGTCTTTCATGAGTTTGTCCAATTGCTGCCCACTACCGGTGAACACGGCTCCGGCACCCATGCCGAGAAGTCTTTTTTTGAATTCGCTGGCGGCGGCGACCTGACCACCCGTGAAAGTGTTTTTCACTGAGCCGCCGTCGTGCGGGAAGTCGACGCGGAAGAAGTACCAAGACTCGTCGGTAATCTCATTGCGCTGGAAATAGAGGGCTTTGGGGTAGCAGTTGGCAATTTCGACGACGCAACCAGCGACGCTCAGTGCCTTTTCCCGCAGCTGTTTTTCGCTCAGTACTTGGGCTTCCTTGTCATCGCTTTTTTCCAGGGCCTGCTTGGCGCTGTTGTATTTCGCGAGGTCCAATTTCCACCAGTACAAGCGAGAGTCGAAACAGAAGTGAAACTCCTCCCGCTCCCGCCACTGATACATGAGCATCGCCTTGTCGCTGGCACTGTCGGCAATGAGTAGAGCGCCCTGGTGACGGGCTTCTTTCAAATCCTTTTCGATGCGATCAGCACGGGCTTTGTCATCGTCGATAAATGCCCAGCGTTGATGCAGGTCGTTCCAGTCAACCTTGCGGGCGTCAGGCTGTGAAACCTGGGCTGCGTCGCAGGTAAAGCCAAGTTCGCGGGCACGGTTGACCCACATGCGGGTGTACTTGTGAGCGCCGGGCTCGTTGTCCAGAGCCCACACCAACTTAGGTGCTTTACCGCCGCGAGCGGTGATCAAGGCCTTGAGTGATTCCTCTGGAAAGGCGTTTGAAGACAGCGCCGCCACCGCAGAGATACCGTTTTGAATGAGCGCAATGGCGTCGAAGATGCCTTCAACGATCCACAGCTCTTTTACTTCAAGCAGATCCAGGCACGGCGGGCACCACCAATGGCCCCTGTAGCTCTTGAGGGGTTGGAAGCGGGCCTTCTTCTTACCGAACCGCGACGGTTGGTCAATCAAGCGCTCCCAATACCCGCCGTGCTCCAGGGGAAAGCGCACCGTCGCAGACCCAATATTCAGGTCGCGATCAAAGTAGCTTTCCTGGGTGTACCAGCCCTCGATCAGCTCAACGCGGAAACCTCGGGCAAATGTCAGGTACGCTTTTGCGCTTGCGGCTGGCTCGTCGTGGGTGGCAGGTGCTCGCTTGCTCCAGTCGTCAAACAGGTCCGGGTACAACTCTTTGGTCGGTGCCATGTACCGGCAGTTTTTCTCGCGGCCACAGCGGATGAACCAGGGCTCATCGTGGCGCGAAAACAAACGTTTCTGATTGCACTGCGGGCAGGTGCCCTTACGCATGTAATGCGTGCCTTTCATGTGCTGAAGGCCGTAATCAGACTCCAGACGCTGAAGGACATCAGTGCGGATCTTGTCTTCCATGGGCTTGCGAATCACTGCACATGCTCCGCAGCCGTAACAACGAGCTGTTTTTTCAGCTCGCTGCGTGTCTTGCAGATGCCTGCCAGGTAGGGCAAGTCCTCAAGCACCTTCGGCGCCCGCTGACCACTTGGCACATTCCGGTAGCGGTCGGAGTACCAAATATCAGCCATCGTGACTTCGTACTGACTGGTCAACCACAACAGGTAGTGCTGCGCCTGTTGTTCGTCCAGCTCCAGTTTTATGGTGATTTTGCTCATTTCGGCCACCAGTAAGTTGCAAATTTCCCCTACCCACGCGGTGCGGGCATCTAACAGGGAGGGTTGTGGATTAGTGCGGGAGGTTGCGAGTCAGCAGCAGGCGTGTAGGGAGCAAGCGCGCTGAAACGGGATGTCGCTGTTGGGTGCAGTTGTCGAGCAGCAAGATCACCGGGCGGAAGGGGCCGCTGGTGGGATGAATGCCAAGCCAGGCCACACGCTTGCAGGTCATGCTTTCGAACTCGGCCACTGCCAGTTCAGCAATGCGCTGGACTAGGTGCGTGGGCACCTCAAGCGACAGGGTCAAGTACCTAGTGCAGTTCTCCAATAGCTGGGTATCGCCAGCAAGATGCTCGCAACGGTGACGGTACAGATAGGCCACCGCCGCTTGCTGCATTGCGGCTCGATAGTCGCTGGCGGGGTTGGTAGTCAGGGCGATGGTGTTCATACAGGTGCGGCCTCCATTTCCAGTTGATCCAGCAAATCGGGTTGATCGGTCTTTGCCGTGAGGTTCTGTCGAGCAAGGAGGCGCACTTTGGTGGGCGCCATGGGCAAAACGGTAAGGGGGCGCTCGATGCCTGATGGGCTGAGCTGGTATTCCCAAACCAAAGAGCCGGAGAACGTGGCGCCGCACAGCAGGTTGGTGCATTCCGAGTACATCGAGCGGAAGCAGGGCGTCTGACCCTCGGAGGTCCGAATACGCATCGAGCTGCTGCAGCAGGGACAGACCAGTTTGTAGGTGCTCAATGCTTTGGCCCTCGGCTGTGCAGCAGAATCGTTGCCAGGACCTCGGAGTGACGAGCCGCCATGTAATGGCTGTGAGCGCGCAAAATCGCCTCAGCTTCGTCCCTCTCAATGACGCCGTCGTCCAGTGCCTTCGCAATGATCTGGTCGACCACACCGCGCTTGGCTGCTGCACGTACCGAACGGTTGTAAAGGTCTACGTTGTCCAATGTTTCAGGCTTTGCGAGGGGGACGAACATGCCGCCGTACATTGCCGCGATATATTCCGGTAGGTAGGTGGTGCCCATGTCCTGCTCTAACAGGTGGATCTGTTCGTCACTCAATGGGCGACTGCCAGCGTTTTCGTAGATGTGGTTATCGAACTTCTTGAGTTCGTATCCAAGGCGGGCTGCAGCGCATTCCCGGCCACCTTCGTAGTCGTTGATCACTGCGCTCATTACTTGGCGCTTGGTCGCTAGAACTGGGCGTTTCATCTTCTGGTTTCCCCTTGGAGCCAGAGGCCCTAATTTGTAATCACACCGTCTTTCTTGATGCCGAGCAGAACTGCTGCGCGATGGGCCTCACCGCGCAAGCATTTCTTTTGCCCGTTCAGGACGGCATAGACGGTTGAGGGATGAAGGCCGTACTGAACGGCAAAGTCCTTGACGGACATGCCCCTCAGTTCCAGACGTGTTCTAGCGGCCTGGCATGCTTGCTCGGGTGCGTAGGTGGCGTGCATAGTTCGGATTCGTGTGATTTCGCGTGATGATGTGGCGATTTTGTCCCTGAATATTGGGAATGTCAACGCCTAAGGTACAACTTTTATGACTATGGGCGAACGCCTCAAAGAAGAACGCCAACGCATTGGTGCGAACCAAACTGTGCTGGCAGAAAAATGCGGTGTGACTAAGAACACCCAATTAGCCTACGAAAAGGGCGATAGGAACCCCGACACTGCTTACCTGGCTGCTGCTGCGGGGGTGGGGGTGGACGTGCTGTACGTCATTACAGGCCAGCGTCTGCCCGTTCCTGAAGGGGCGTTGTCAGGTGAAGAAATGGAAATGGTTGAACATGTGCGCGCGTTGGACGACGAGGATAAAGGCGCAGTTAAGCGCCTTTTACGGGCGTTCAATCACAAATAGCAGGGAGTCGTAATGGATCAGGGAATCAAGGTTTTGGTATTGGTTGGCGGACTACTGCTGTCACTGACGTCCTCTGCTGATGCGCGGGAGTTGCCAGTCTCGAGCAAGGATTTTGGGAACTATTGGCCGTTTATAGTCGATAGTGTTGATCTAATGTGTGACGGTCCCTCGCCAAAGGCTTTGGCTAGAACATCGGATGGAACTGTATATGCGTTAAATGGAAGTGCTCGAAGTGTCGCCAAGAGTCGCGGGTGGGCAGATGGGCGCGATATAACAAAGCCAAGTCCTACAATGCCTGCTGTGAAAATGGACTACTCCAACATCGTACAAGTCGCGCAGGAACTATGCACCCGGCCATGATTTGGTTTCTGAAAATTGCTACATAGGCTAGCGGCTAACTGATATCGGTCGAAAATCCGTCGGCCATCCTGGTGCTTTATTTGGTACCTAGGTTGGTGCCAGGCGCTAGGATGTGTTGAAGGGAATGACATATGCTAGTGGATGATGAGTTGCAGACCAAGGGTTTCGAGCACGTTGAGTTGGATAAAATAACTCTCGAAGAGAAATTGGTTTTGCAAATGTTCAGACAGCTCAATAAGCAGCAACAGAAGGATGTTTTGCGATTTTTCGAAGTTTTAATAGCCGTTCAGTGATGTAAAACCCGGCTTTGCCGGGTTTCTAATAATCGCTTCTATTTTTTCTGCAGCATTGCTTCTATTAGTCGAATGTATTCGGGTGATGTAGAGTCATCTGTAAGATTGTTGTTTGTTGGTTTGAAGAGGGTTGAATAAAACAGCATTCTAATTTCGTTAGATTGCTCCACTTTTGATTTTTCCATTGCGATAAATGTTTTGATCATTGTGGAGCGCTCTAGCGCTTCTATTTCAAGTGACAAATTAGCCATCATCAATTTTACAAGAATCCTGATTAGCCATATTGAAGAAGTTGTGATTAAAATAAGCAGGGCGAGCCCATACTTGTCAGTAGGTAAGCTTATTTCTATATTGCCAAATTGAACTGTTTCCTTTTTGTTGTGTATCAATAAAATCAGTCCAACTATTAAGCCTATGAAGATTGATGCAGCTATTGCGATAATGATTAAATAGATCTTCGCTTTTTCCCCGTGCTTTGTTTCTCTCTCTTTCCAGTATTTTACTGGTTCCTCAGCAAGTATTTCGTGCGAGAAACTATCTGAAAGATTTTCTACTTTCTTTACGGAAATTTCGCATCTTTCGTCTAGCTGGTTCGTTACGTTGGCTACGAGCTGTTTTAGTGTGTTGTCGTAGCTTTCGGCTTTCTCGTTAAGATTGGTTGTGAAAGATTCTTCAGAGCTTTCTAGATATTTCTTAAAACTGCTTTCGATTATTTTTAAATCTGTGGTGTAAGAGTTTAGATATTCTGTGTGTTGGGTATTAAGTGTTGTTTCAAATATGTATAGTGCGATTGATAGCTGGCCTCTTTGTGCAAAGCCAAGTATTTTTTCTGGGTTGAAATTTGATTCATCATGGAATGGAAGTGGGGTGGTGCTCTGTATTGCTATTATGGCGCGAGTGTCGCTTAAACCCTGTGCGGCAGTGTCTACAGCTTTTAGGTACTGAGATACCAGCTCTCTATTTTCATCAGGATTATCATCGCTGTTAAGGGTTTTCTTAAAATAGGAGTATATTTTTGACCAGAATTCTTTCTCGGCTGACAGCCAAGTAACCAGTTCGGATTTAGTCATCGTTTTGAAACGATCGATCCGCTCCTGATGGTGTAAAGGGATTTCTGAAGTTTGCATGTCCATTATGCTCAGCTCTGTAGGTGTGGTTTTGAAATGTTATCAAACAGTCGACTGGTTAGTGGTGAAAATTCAAAGGTGCCCGGTTTTTAATCGATTTAACTCTCGGGTGACCGCAATTTTGGCAGTTTTTTGACTAGCATAGAGCCAGCGTAAACGCTTAGGTCGCGCCTGATCGCCAGCGGTTACCTTCTTTTCTAAGCCAGTTTTATCCTCACGATAGAACGCGATGATCCCTGTGTAATCCCCATTTTCTCCTGCCAAGTCTCCAACATCATCCTCTGGCAGTTTACTTTCCAGTTCCAAGCTCACCGTATACCCACCGCTTTCAGTGAGGCTGTGCAGCACATTGCCGCCGTACCAGATGATCTCGTCGATTTCCGTTTTAACGCCCTGGAGCGTATAGGTCAGTTCGGGGATCAGATCCGGCCGGCCCATCGCGAGCGTGTAGCTGAGCGTGGCGCTGCCGCGTTGCAGGCGTCGAAACTCGGCCCTTGCAGCCCTCAGCGCTGATTGCTGGTCACTGTAGGTATGGCGCAGGTCTTTGAGGTTCTCACCACCGCCGGCAATCGCTTCCTGCTTCTTGGCGCTGCGCACATCGTAGAAATACGCGCGCACACCGTCGTAGCTGTCGCGATCCGCCTGCAGGTAGCGGTGCTGATCGCCGTCGGCGCGTGTGAGGGTAATGTGGGGCAGGGGAAGCCCACTGGCGGTCTTGCCGCCGCCTGCAGGAATGCACAGTAGGCACCCGGCTTTGACGCTGGCCACCGCGTCGAATTCTTCGCCCAGGCGCGTGATCAGGTTGGCGTCCGATTCGTTGGCCTGGTCAAGCTGCAGGATCGGCAACGCTCCGAGCGTGCCGGCCACGGTCGAGCTGAGGTTGTTTCCCATGGCGATATCGCCGATGACTTTGCCCAGCGTGGTGTTGCTCCAGCTGCGCTCGCGCTTGGTCTTCAGCCCTTTGCGCAGGTCTGCTGATCGAGCGCGGATGCTGAGTACATCCGGCGCGCCGCTGTGTTCTGTCTCGTCGACGGTGTAGGTGCCCTTGTCCACCAGGCCGGTGTCGCTCCAGCCCAACCACAAGCGAAGTACTGCGCCCTTTGGCGGTATCGACAGCATGCCGTCATGGTCGCTCAATGTGATCGTGAGCTGGTCGGCCTCGACGCCACGGTTGTCGGTTAGATCCAGGTTCATCAGCCGCGGGCTCACCTTCATGGCGATATCGTTGCCGTCCACCGTGAGACGGAAGGCCGGGACAGGATAGGCGGCATCCCGGACGAAGCGTTCCGCCGTATTCATGAGGTAACCGGTGACTTTGGACAAAGCGGCCTCTATCACAGCAGCCCCCGCAGAATGTTGAGCCCGGTGCTGGTAGCGGCGCCGAGCAGGTCGATACGGTCGTCATCGGTACGCTTGAGCGTAAGGGTGAACTCAATGCGCCGTGGCGTGCCGTCTCTGAAGAACACGGTTTTGGTCTCGCTCAGGCTCTCGATCACCCACAGCCCGTATATCCGACCGGTGCCCTCGACCATCGGCCAGGCCTTGCCGGTGTTCGCCATCAACCGCAAAGCGTCCAGGCTGAGCACGCTGCCGGCCAGTTCCGGGAGGATGATGCCGGGGAGGGTAATGGTATCGTCGCCACGGCCGACAAATTGCAGCGCGGGTGGTGCACCTACGCGACTGTTGCTGGCATGGCGCCAATTGGTTTGGCGCTGCAGCTCTTGGTAAGCGAGGGTCGATAGGCTGAACACGAACATGCCGAGGCTGAGCATCATGGTGATTAATCCCGGTCCGATAACTTGCTGCGCTGACGGGCGCGTTTCTCGTTTTCAATCTTGTTGAGCATGGCGCGCAGGCTTTTCTCCATGGTTTGTATGTCCATGCCAGGCGCAGCAGCGATAGAGATTTGGTAGGTGTCGTGACTGTCGTAAACCGTCGATGTACCCGCGCTGCTGATCGGCGGGCGATCATCGACAGCCAACGCCGGCATGGCTGTTGCGCTTAGCGCCAGAGTGCCGGCGGCGGTCAATTGTTTGCTCATGCTCGACAAGGCGTTGAGCGGCCCTTTCTGTCCGCCCTCCAGGCCCTTTGTCAGCCCTTCCATGGTAAAGCCGCCCAGTTCCGCAAACACGCGGGACGGGCTGTGGATGCCTAGTTTTTCCTTGAACCAACCGATGCTGGAGTCACCGATGGAGCTGATAGCACCCTTCACGGCGCCGAGCCCTGCGTTCAAACCGTTGACCAGGCCGTTAACGATCATGCCGCCGAACTCGGTGAATTTCCCAGGCAGCTCTACGCCGAAGTAATTCATCACTCCGGCGAACGCCTGGTAGAACAAGCCGAGCGGACTAAAGTTGGTGATCAATTGCAGGATGCCGGCCAGGCCCTGGTCGAAGCTGGCTTTGATGGTGGTCCACACGTTGACTGCGCCGGTTGCGATAGAGCTGATGCTCTGCAGCAGGGTCATGATCATGTTGCCGATGGCCGCGCCAAATCGCTGGCCCATCGACTGCGCTGCACCGCCGACGTCTTCCACCGGTTTCAACAGGTCGGTGAACCAACCGATCAATCCACTGATGCCGGAGGAGATCATGCTGAACAACGGGCGGACAATGCTGCCAAGCAGGCGGAGCGCGAAACCGATAACCGGAATGGAGTAGGCGGCTTTCGCCAGACTGATCAGCAGCCCGCCGAACTTACCAAACCCGGCAAGGACCGGCTGCAGGGCTTCAGTGAGTCCCTGCCAGAAGCCGAGGAAGAACCCTTTAATCGGCTTCCAGTATTTGTAAATCAGCGCTGCAATGGCGACCAGGCCAGCGACAGCGGCGATCAGCCACCCGACCGGTGTAGCAATTATGGCTGCGCCTACTGCGCTGATTGCGCCGCCGAGCATTGGCAATACGCTGACCGCAGCAATCCGTGCGGAGCTGACTAGGGTAGGGATAACGCTCATCATGCAGCCAGCGGCACGACTGGCTGTGACCGTCTTCCAGATTCGGCCCATTCGGCCGACCTCGGTACCGGCGCCGGCGGCAGCAATACGGGTGCCGATCAACTGAGCTTTGATGCTGCCCAAGCGAATGCCAAACAGCGCCATGCCATACCGCAGTACTGCGAAGGGGCCGAGCATGCTTGCCATGGTCAACGCCAACGTGCCAAACACCACGGCAGCAACTGCTACAGCCGCCACTACCTTGACCAGGCCGCCGGCCAGCTTCGGGTTTTCGCGCGCCCAGGCACCGACTCCATTGGCAAGTTCGCCCAGCATATTGATCAGCTCTTTTAGTTCGGGAGCAACAGCGGCGCCAAACTCCGCCATGGCATTGGTAAAACTGCCCTCGGCGGCTTCCATGACGTTCGTTAGAGTACCCAACTGCTCGTTGACGCGGGTACGCAGATCGGCCTGGCTCTGCAGCTTCTGCTGCACCTCCTGGTAACCGGCCAACCCTTTGTTCATCATTGTATTCAAGGTAGTCAGCGTTTCAGCATCATCCCCGAATAGTTTGGAAATCACGGCAGTGCGGTCGGTATCGTTCAGAACCTTGAGCTTTTCTACTTGCGCGTAGAGATTTTCCAGCCCAGCGAAGTTGCCATCGTCATTCGTGAACTTGAGCGATACGCCCTTGTTTGCACCCGCTGCAATTTTGTTAGCTTTATCAACTTTGTCTTGATCGAGACCCGCCTGAAAGATTTTGCGGAAGGCGTTCCCCGCTGATCCACCTTCCATGCCGGCCTGGTCCATCATGATCAACAGCGGCGCAAGTTCCTTGGCCGCGTCGATCCCTGACTTTTTGATGACGTCCATGACAGGCGCGATTTTGCTGAACCCCTGGAGCATGTTGCCTGGGTCCACGCCCGCGTAGAACCCACGCTGGATGGTATCCATCAGCCCCATCATGTCTTTTTCTGTGGTCCGGGTTGCATCCTGCATCTTGGCAGCGAACTCCGCCGCGTCCGTGGCTTGCATCTTCAACTGCACGCCCAGGTAGGCAGCAGCCTCACCGGTACCGCCCAGAATGCTCTGCGCACTCAGGCCCTGACGTCGGAGCATTGTCATCATGTTCTGGAAGTCGGCCGTGGTGCCTGGCAGTCGGTCGCCCAGGTTGGTCGCCAGATCGGTGATCTTTTGAAAGTCTGCAGAGACCTTGCCGGTGTCGCCCATCATCGACACTTTGAGCTGCGTGGCAGAGTCCTCATTCGGGGCAAAGGCTTTGATTGCCGACACGACGGGGCGGCTGGCGGCGTAGCCCGCGCCAAGGCTAGCGGCGCCGGATACAGCAACACTACCGGCCAGGCTCTGGGTTTTATCGTAGGCGGCACGCGCTTTTGCCAGGCTCTCCTGCTTGCGCCTCAACGCATCCAGGTGGTCCATCTGCAATTTCATGGCTTGGGTGGCGGTGTCGATATCGCGCTTGAGCTTCAGCTCGTGTGCGCCCAGGGCATTGGTGTTGATGCCGGCGTTTTTAAGCTGCACGCCGAGGTTGCCGAGTTTTACTTGCTGCTGGCCGTACTGCTCGCCCAAGCGTTTCGACTCAGCGGTGTGCTGTTTCAGCAGGGCGAGCTGGTCCTTGAACGGGGTTTCCAGGCGGCGGATCTCGTCGCGCAGACTGGCATGGCCCGCACGACTGGTGCGCAACTGCGCGTTGTTCAGGGTGAACCGGTCAGCCAGGGTCTTTTCCTTGGCAGCGAGCTGGTCCAGCTGGGTCTTGCGCTCCCGCTGGGCGGCTGTGAGGCGGGTGTATTCGTCATGCTGCGTTCGGGTCAGTGCATTGCCCTTCTGCATCAGGGCATTGAGCGCGGCGATCTGGCTGGCGGATTTGCGGTGTTCGTCGCCCATCAGCCCCAGGGCATTGCGTGTCCCGGTGAGTTCGCGCTTGAGGTCGGTCTGACTGGTTTTGAGCGCGTCAACCTTCTGCCGGGACTTGTCGAACAGCGCCTGGGTCGGCGCGAGCTGCTGCCGGACCTTGGCCGTCTCGCGGGCGAGTTCGCCAACCTTGGCGTTGTTGGCGGCGAGCGCCTCAGATGTCGCGCGGGTTGCGGCCTGCAGTTCACGCCAGGCGCCTACGTCGCGCTGCTGGGTGTTGAGTTCCTTCAGGCGGTCACGGGCGGCCTTGAGGGCTCGGGCGGTTTCCTTGCTGCCGCCCGTGATCTTGTTCAGCGGACCTGTGGCCTTGTCGATGGCGCTGAGCAGCACCTGAAGTCTCAGATCATTCGCCATCGGTGGAACTCCGCACCCTGGCGCGTTCGCGCCAGTCCATCAGGTCTTGCAGGCCCAACCGATCCATATCAGCCGGTGCCCAGTGAAAAACCACGGCCAGATCAGCCATGGCGTCCTCTACGCGACGAGGGATGCATCCGTCATCGCCGACTTCTGCAACAAAAAACCAGAGATCTTGCTGCTCAGGGCCAGCAGGTCGGCCGGGTCCATGCCGGCGACTTCGACGGCGGTGATGCTCGGCGAGCTGATGCGCGGCAGAACCTTGATCAGGCTGCCGACGTCCATCTGCAGCAGCTCCACCAAGCTCACGCCGCGCAACTCGCCGGAGTTCGGCTTGCGTAGGGTGATGCTCTCGATGCTGGTGGTGCCGCGACGGATTGGCGTGTCGAGGGTGACGGTGTTGTTGTCGGCCAGCTGCTGCACGTCGGGCTGTTCGGTGGTTTCGTTCTTCATGGGAGTTGCTCCTAGTGATTAAAGGGTGAGGCCCGATTGAGCGGGCGGGTCAGATGCCCATGCCGGTGCGGTGCTTCTCCAGCATGTCCACGCCGTTGACCTTCTCTACGAAGTTGAGCAGGTCGATTTCGATGATTTCTTCGCCATCCACGGTCAGCTTGTAGTAGCTGCAGGTGGTGGTCATGGAGTGCTCAGTGTCCTCATCGGGCTGGGCGTCACCCATCTCGATGGTTTCGTGGCGACCTCGCACGACCACTTCCACGTTGCTGGTTTCGCCCGTGTCGTCCTGTTGGTATGGGCCAGAGAACCGCAGGGCCACGCTGGAGGCGTTGACCGCGCCGAACTGGCGCAGAGAGATCAGATCGAGGCCACCGGTTTTCCATTCGAACTGGATGCCATCGTCGGACATGCCCAAGTCAGCTTTGACCGGGCCATTCATGCCACCGCCGCGATAGGCTTCCATCTTGCGGCCGAGGGAGGGCAGGGTGAGGGACTTCACCAAGCCGAGGTAGCTGTTGCCGTCATTGAACAGGTTGAGGTTTTTGAGCTTGCGAGGCATTGCCATGGCGGTGTTCTCCGGGATACGTGTTCAGGGTGAACTCCCCTCTCGGGGAGGCCCGGTTTAGCTGTTGATGCCCTTGGCGAAGTCGATCAGGTAACGGTCGGTGATTCGCTGACGGAAGGTGAGGTCTTCAAGCGGTGGCACTGGGGTGTAGTCGTAATCAACCCAGAGCTTGCCGGCCTTGAGGGTGTCTTTGGTGTTGATGTCGTCCGGGTACCAGCAGCTGCCGCCGATCAGGTAGCCCTGGGACTTCAACTCGCGCATCTTGGCGTTCACGCCTTCGACCAGGTCGCGTACCAGGGAGGCGTGCATCGGTCGGTCGATGGCCCACATGTGCGCTTCGGCCATGGTGTCCGCGAGGATCTGCGCGGTGCGGGTGTAGTTTTCGAAGGCGAACAACGGGTCATCGCTGCAGGTGCGGCTACCCCAGAAGCGGAAACCGTTGGCGTTGATCAGGGTGGTGACTTCGTTGCTGTTGAGGTAGTTGGCGTCGGTGGCTGGGTTCTGTAGATCCCAGAATACGTCGGCGCTGATACCGGTCACGCCACTGACGGCCACGTTGGATAGGGTTTTGTGCCAGCCCGTCTCCTGATCGATCTTGGCGCGCAGGCCAAGTGCACGGGCCACAGCCGAGGCCGTGGTGGTCTTGTTGGCGACGGTGTCCCAGTTTTGGAACTCCGGCCAAATCACCATCATTTCGCGGGCGCCGAAGTTCTCGCGGTACGCCACCACCTCTTCCTTGGTTTTGCAGCCCCAGGCGCTGACGTAGGCAAAGGCACGAAGGTCTTTGGCAATGGCGCCAAGGGCGGTGGCCACGGGCAAACTGTCCAGGCCTGGCACGCCGAGAATGCGCGGCGTCATGCCCACGCGTGACTTGGCCGCGAGCAAAGCTTTCATGCCGGTGTATTGGCCGTTCGGGGTCGTGCCGCCGATCAGGGCGCTGGTGGTGGCCGCTTCGTCCGCGCCTTCCTTGACTCGCACAACGATGACGTAGGGCTTGGTCTGGGCGGCGATGCCTTGCAGGCTCGCGGCCAGGGTGCCTTTGACGCCAGCTTTGCCAACGGCGGTTTGAACGTTGGTGAGCAGGACGGGCGTGTCGAGGGGGAAAACCAGTGGGTCCGCATCTTCAGCCGTGCAAACCATGCCGATAACTGCGGTGGGAATAGTGCGAATGGGGCGGGTGCCGTCGTTGAGTTCGATGACCCGCACGCCGTGGAGATAATCGGCCATGGGTTGGTGCCTGCGCTGTGATGGAATGACAGTGCAGAGGTTGCCGCGCGCGCGCCGTATGAGCGAGGTGCAGGGCTTGTACAGCCCTGTCTTACAAGGTGCTCAGTTTGTTTGAGTGGTGCCATGTTGCGCCGGCCATTGAATGTCGCGCGGAAAATCTGCCTGCTGGTCTATTCGCATTAGCGCAATGCGGTAGCGCTTCCACTCAATCAATGCGGCTTGTTCCTCGGTGGTTGCTTCGCCCAGGTCGACCGCATCCTGTAGCGTGGCAATCTTGGTGCTGGCTTCTCTGACCAGGTCGTCGCGCTTCGCCAACGCTACCGCACGCAGTTCTTGTTCTGACGGCGGTTGGACGTCTATCAGCACGGGATAGCCTTTATCATCAGCGACGATGCACTGTCCTTGTACCTGGCCTTTGAGGAGTTCCAGACGATGCGCAGCACTGATCTCAACCTTATCGTCAGGGATCGCTTTTTTGTTCACCTGGTCCTCATAAAAACCGCCCGTGCTTTCGCAGTAGTAAATCATGTTGCCTCCTAATATCCGATGGAAATCCAGGGCGAGTTGGGCTGGCCCGAGGTGCCCACAGCGCTGATTCTGAACCGTGACTCGTTGATGTATGCGACGCCAAGCGAGCTGGACCCCGTGGTGTTTCCGGACGAGTAGGAGTTGCTGACCATGGTCATCAAGTGAGCGTTGGGGTAGGACACGGGATAGTTCACTTCTACCGATGCACCAGGGGCAATCGAGCCGCCAGTACCCCATTGAATGGTCAACCCTTTAAGCCACGCCGGGAAACAAATGTAACCCTGTGAGCCAATCATGATGGCGAAGCCAAAAAGCAGCTTCTTAGGGGTGATGCTCGAGCGGTCATCCTCGCCGGCAACCGTCTGAGTTAACGTCGCAATCCGGGTCAGGCCCAATAGCGATTCAGTCGCCTGAACCACTTTTGCCGCGATGGCCTGCCATACGCGCAATGCGCTCATAGGTTTGTTGGTGTCGGCGCCTGTTTCGGCTTCTGCCTGAGTGGCAAACGCAACGCCGTAGCCACTCAACGAGTTCGGTAAGCCGTTGAGAGCTGCAAACTTGAGGCCTGTCAGCCCTGCGCCGTTGCCGTTGATAACACCGGTAATGTCCACCCCGGCCGAGGTCACCCGCACGCCGTTACCAGATGCCCAAGGCGAGCTACCCAGGCCCATAAAGGCACAGCGCACGGCGTTGCCGTTACCCCATACGCCCACGCCGCCGATAACATTCTGGCCGTCCCGTGATTTGGTCAGCACGCCACCGGCCCACGATTCGGATTCGTTTGCCAGGACGAACAGGCTGCGCCCGCCGATCAGACGGAGTTCGCCGTCGACATCGCCCCCCGACAATGACAAGGCATCGGTAATGCCGTAGCCCTCAAGTGTCGTCGGGTTGTAGCCCTTGGTCACTACGCCGCGTTTGTCGATGGTCACCCGGTGAAAAGTGCCGGGTACTTTGTTCGGCGGCAGTACTGTGTCAATCGACATGTCGACGTATTCACGGGTTGCCAGGACCACGGCCGGATCGATCTTCAACACGATGTTGCCGGTGCTGGAGACAATGAAGTTCATTCGCACAATTTGCGTGCGCCCGGAACCTTGGGACAACACCGGCTTGAAGCTAGGGGCGCAGTTGGAGACAGCGACCAAGTCCCCGTCTTCGTCGTATAGACCCAACTCCCTGATCCACCAGCCCCCGACGTCCGCAGGGATGACCTGCTCGGCGATGATGACGGCGGGGTTTACCGGGTCAGTGATGAGCTGATTCAGGGGCGCTCGGCGCCGCTCGTTGATTAGCTTGGTTTGGGTCGGATTGGGCAGCGGGTCGGTGCCGTTCGCATCACCCACCCCCAACGCTGTGAGCTTCCAAGGGAGCCCCAACGTGTTAGCGTTTGCCAGTTTGGCTGCCCCCACATTGGTGAGCATCGCCATAAATTGCGAGTTCTGATCGATCATGGGTACACGTCCAGAGTGTCTATGCTGTGTTCGCGGCCGACCACACCGATGTAGCCAGTGACTTCAATGTCACGCTGCACAGGCGGGTAGACGTCGATTACGTCGCCTTCGTAAACGGCGACACCGATGTTGATAACGCCTTGCGTTTCAAGGCTGATGGCGAGGCCGGTCAAGTGACGGGTGAGGGGCTTGGCGTCGTCGATCAGCCAGGTCAGTTCCAGGTACATTTCTTCGGTGATGCCGGTGTCCAGTACGCCGACCTTTAAGGCAAACGTTCCCGGCACTCCCTCGGGCACGGTCTCCCACCACTCCATCACTTCAATCAGGTAGCCCAGAGGCTCGACTACTCGGCGCAGTGCGCCGATGGTGCCTTTGCGCGAGTGGATGTAATGGGATGAACGAATGGCGGTGCGCTTAGCTGCCTCGGTCCATTTGCTGTCCCAGCGGTCGACTGAGAAAGCCCAAGCCAGGTACGGCAGCAGTTCAAGGGGGCATTTGTTCGGGTCGCAGAGTTGACGCAAGGGAATGGGGACGCGCTGGATCTGTGCGAGTGCCTGCGCCGCTTGGCGCTCCAGCGGCGTAGCGTTTCCCGGTAGCAGCTGCTGCCCTCCCATTACTCAACACCTCGGGTCACGTCGACATTGGTGCAATACGGTGCCTGGGCCTTGGTAGCGACAATGTCCTTCCAGCCTTCCAGCTCGACCTTGCGCACGCCTTCTACATGAAGCGCGGCATGCAGGGCCGATTCCGAAACCTCCATCTCCAGGCGGCGTCGTTGATGAACATAGGCCAGCAGGCGCTGTTCGGCAGCAGCCAAGATCGGCTCCGACTCCGGCCCGCTCGATAGCAGATAGAGCTTGGCCTTGACCTGGTAATTCAGGATCTGCGCGCCCTGAACGGTGAGGCGGTCGGCCACCGGCCGGCGGTCTTCGTCACTCAGGTAGGTTTTGACGATGGCAAGTAGTTCGGGAGGGGCCGTTCCATCGCCCAGCAGCGACTGCACGGTGACCACGGCAACGGCAGGCGAGGGGCTTTCGGCAGTGGCGTCGGCAACGCGACCATCAGCCGCCCGGGCGTGGAAGATGTAGGCGTTACGCGGGCCGGCTGTGCTCAGACCTTCCCAGGCCATTTGAGCACGCTCGCGCAGGCTGTCGTCGCTTTCCATCAACTTAGGCACTGGCGGAACTGCGTTCGCCCTGCCTTCCTGGATCACCAGGCGTTTGACGTTGAAGTTTGCGGCCAACTGTTCCAGGTCAGTCCCACGCGCCGTGGCGAGCAGGTTGGCAAGCGACGCTTCGTTGACCCGCTGACGCCACACGGTCTCGCGGTAGGCGTTTTCCTGCAGCAGCTTGGTCAGTGGCTCCGACTCTATTTCCAGGCGGGCCGCGATTTGGGCCTGCTCTTCGACCGGCCATAGGCTGATCATGTACGCCTTGCGCTCGGCCAGGATCTGTTCGAAGTCGATCTGCTCTACGATCTTTGGCGGCGGCAGTTGGCTGAGGTCGATGGCGGCGAAACTGTTCATACACTGCCTCCCAGCTGCAGCGGCACACTGAGGCTCAAGGGCTCGTTGGTATCCACCACGGTGGCCTCCAGATCTATCGCGGCTTGGCCCTGCATGTTCGCGCCCGCGAACTGCACGCGGCTCAAGCTGATGCGGGTTTCCCAGCGCATAAGGGCCATGACCGTGGCTGCATATACGCGCAGGCGGTTGACGTCATTGAAGGGATGGTCGATCAGTTCAGGCACCAAGCTGCCGTATTCGCGGCGCATTACACGCGTCCCAAGTCGGGTGGTGAGAATGTCGGTGACCGACTGATTGATGCTCTCGCGCTCGCTGATGGCGCCGCCGGTATGTCGGTTCATGATGGGATGGGCACCCCGGATTGGTCGCCACCGGCCTTGACGCCGCTGTGCGGGTGCTTGACCAAGCTGACGCCGGCTGCGATCACGTCTATAGAGACCTGAACCTGGCCGGTGACGGTTTGATTGCCGGTTTGGATGTAGTCGCCTTTGTGCGTTATATCGCCGACCAGATTGATGCCGCCCTTGCTGATCAGGTTGGTGGTGCCACCGTCGGCCAGGGTGGCGTTGAGGTGGTGGGCGACGCTGTCGTACTCGATCACCGTGCCGTCGGCGTAGGTGCGGCGGTGCAGGCCAGCGCGTTTACCGTTGGCCGGGACGTGGTCGCTAAATACGCCTGTCAGGACGATGCCGTTGGCGAGCTGGCCGGACGGGCTGAGCAGGATCACTTGTTCACCGACGGTGGGCGGGTCCCATTCGCGGTCAGCTCCGGCGCGCAATGCGAGCCAGGGAAGCCAGGCAGTGGTCAACTTTCCGGTTGTTACCTGCACGCGCGGGGGCTCCATCTGCACGGCGGCGATGACGCCGAAGCGGATGAGGTTTTCGAGTAGGCGGGAGAGGGCGGCGTAGTCGTTCATGGCGCCGATGCTGACGCTGAGCGCGTGGGAATGCAGCATTTGAGGATTGTAATGTGTCGCTTTACAGGAGAGTGGTTTCAGTTTTTAATCGAAATCAAATTCATGGCTGATCACCAATTGGTACTAATAAGGGAGTTAAAATGTCAGGGCTTAATGATGTGACGGATTTTGGTGAGGCATGGCGTGGAAGTAAAAACTTTAAAATTATGCCTGTAGGGAATTATGTTTTTCAAGCGAACATTGTTTATAACTCAGTAAAGTATGGAATGGAAAAAGCTAATTGTACGGTTTTAATAGTTAGGAACGGAATGCAAGATGGTGAGATTAATATCTATGAGGACGGCCCTTTGAAGGTTACAACTCATCATCTAGGTTTAAAGGTTGGCCCTCAAACTTGTGATCACGATTCTAGTGATGATTCGCTATTGATAACTGGGCAATCAACTAAAATGCAAGGTGCATATTCTATTAAAATCACTCCCAATGGAGGGGGTACGGTCATATAGCAGGGGATGAATTCGCGCTTAAGTTAATCGCGCCAGTATTTCGGTACGAATAATATCGAGTTCCGGGTTGGTAAACCCTAGTATTTCGCGTTTCTCAAAGCGAACTTCAGGAGAACCGCGCTCTGCACGGTCTTTCAAGCCGAATTGGTGAATCCGGGCAATTCTAGCAATACGCCCGGTGAAGCCCACCGTTACGGCGTTGCGGTCGCCATGGACCTTCATGTAGGTCGCGGTGCGCAGCTTTTTGAACATCTCTACCTTGCGGCGAATTCGGCCTTGCTTACCACGCAAATCCCGCTTTTTCCGTGGCGCGAACTTGCTTCCGTCGGGGTTTTTCTGGGCCTGCACGCGCTTCTGCTGGCTACGGCGCAATTCCTGGCCGATGGAGCGGGCAAGCTGATTCCGGGCGGTGGGCTGTAACTGCTCCAGTAGGCCGGCTGCCCAGGTCTCCAGCGCCTCCAGCTTATCGGCCATCGGGTATTACCCATTCGGTGGCGTTGCCCTGGGAGCCTGGTACCCAATTCGGATCAAGGTAACCCGCTACACGTTGCGGCTCACCGGCATGTTTAACGGTGGTATTGCCTTGAGTGTCCTTGCCCACCACAACCCGCTCGGTCAGATGCAGCGTCAGGCTGAGGTCTACTTTTTCCTTGTCGAGAATATCCGCCTCGAACTGGATGCCGTTCTGTGCCTTTGCGTAGTTCTCCAGGAGCTCCGGTTGATTGATGCTGATCCAGCCCAGCACCGGCAGCATTACGCTGTCGGGGTGGCCCGCGAAGGCGGTCATTATGATCTGCAGGTCGTAGCTGTACTCAAAGGAAAGGCTTGCTGCGGCAGTGCAGCAGACCTTGCCGTTGTCGATAAAAATCAGCAATAGGTCCGGGTTGTGCTGGAACTCGGCAACGGTGGCAAGTAGGTGGGCACGCAGGCTCTCTGGCTTGTTCATGGATGGGCCTGCTGGTGTTTGTAGATCATGTCGACCTGGGCGGCACACTCGGCCCAGGCGGCTTCAGCGCGGTCTTCGTCGGTGAGTAGGTCACCGTTATTGGCTGGGCTTGTCGCTGGCAGCTGGCACGGCACCACGGCCGGACAGCCAGTCACTGTAAGCTGCGGCGCCGGTGAGGGCGGGACGCTCGCGCAGCCAGCGAGCAGCGTCAGGCAGAGGCTGAACAGCCCAGTCACGTAGTTCGTCGTTCTCACGTTTCAGTTCCTCTATGGTTCGCGCACGCTTTGCCAGGGCCTGGCGCAGTTGGTCCTGCTGGGCGCGCAGAGCGGACTGGCTTTCGCGTTCCTGCTGCAGGGTGGTGGTGAGAGTGTTGACGGTAGCCAGGTTACGGTTCGCGTCTTCGCGGGCTGTTTTGGCGGTGTCATTCGCCCGCGCGGCTTTGCCTTCGGCGGCGTCTATGCGCTGTTGCTGGCCCCAGAGCAGCAGCACCAGGGCACCGAGCAGCACGATGCCGTACAGAGCCTGGCGCAGGGTGCTCACGCGCGGTACCAGCCGAGCTTGTTCATGGTGGTGTCGTCAAGCAGCTTGAGCGGACCGCGTACGATTACGGCCCTGGCGTTGTTCATCAGCTGTATGCATTCGGCCAGCCGTACCATGTCCTCTTGATCGGTCGATTCTGGAACCACCAACAGATCCCCATCCCGCACACGTAGCTTCTTAACCGCTTCGAAGTCGATCATGCCGCCACCCCCTGCCCACATTCACATCCAGCGTGCCGTTCATAGGCGCGCTGGAGCTTGGTGTCATAAAGATTTCGTAGGTAGTCCGGCCCGTTGTAGAGCCGGGCAAACTCGGCCCATTTGCGGGCCTTCAGCGCCTTGTGCAGCACTGGGTCGGTTTCGATGAATCGGGTGAAGGTGTCGAATTGCTGCGATTCGCCGGCACTCATTGCTGCCACGAAGTCCTGCACATTGGCGTAGCCAAGACGTTGCCAGTGGTAGCCCATGATTTGAAAGGCGCCCCAAGACGCCGATTCCAGTGCGGCCGTGTCGTCGATCTGACGGGCCATGGTCAGGCGTTGGTGCTCGGCGGTGCCACCGATATAGCCACCGGCCTTCGGGTTGACCAGGGCGGGATTGGTCGCGGCGAGTTCATCGGCATGGCGCTTGATCTCCGCCGGATCATCACCCGGGTGTCGAACCTTCGCGAGCTGTCGGTACATAACGTGCCGTTCGAACAGGATCACCGGCTTGCCGTTGTCGAGGAAGCCTTTGCCCTTGGACTCGACCTCGTTGATCGCGTAGATGCTTGCCAGCGGCACGTCCAGGCGTTCGGCTGCGGCGACGAGGTCGCTATTGCGAAGCAACTGGGCGCAGTCACCCCCGGCCAGGCTGGCCTGGGTCTTGGTTCCGGCAACGCCATCGGCTACCAGTCCAACTTTCACCTGGTACGCACGAACGGCCGTCTCTGTAGCGTCAGCGTAGTGGCCGTCAGGAACCAGTTTGGCGCCGTGCCTGTTGAGGTTCTTTTGCAGGATAAGCACCGCCTGCGAGCGGTCGCCGTGGCGAAGGGTGGTCATAGCTGCTCTACCTTCCGGTTGAAAAACCTTTTGGCCGCCGCGCGAGTGCCTTCGACACCGAGCAGCCCGATAACCCCGCCGAAGAACGGCGCGGTGGATGTCGGGATGCCGAGCAGTGCCAGACCGTGGCTTGCGGCCAGAGCCAAAGTGCCGCATAGCGGGGCCTCGATCAGCATGCGGCGCAGGGTGCCGCCGCCGTACATGATCCGCAGGGCGGCGATGATCAAGGCGAGGACTCCGGCGTAAAGAGTCGGCCAGTTCTGTTCGAGCCAGGTGGCGAGCCAGGCCCAGGTGTCGGGACGGTCAGGCATGCGCTTCATTCCATTGTCCAGGGTTGGTGGGTTCAAGGGCTTGGTGCCGCAGTGTTAGTCCCATAGCTGCACCATCTGCCGCTGGGGGGCGCTGGTTTGGGCTTCGGGCATGTCGATGGCGAGACCTTGCGGCAGGATTGGGCCGTGGTCGGCCAGGCCGGGGTTGGCTTCAAGCACGGCTTCGGTCACGCCTGCCGTGCGGCCGTAGAACCGCCAGCAGAGGGCGTCGACGGTGTCGTTTTGGTTGGCGCGGACGGTAATGGGCATCAGATCAGCTCCACGGTGATTCGCGTGCGCCCGAGAAAGTCGCGCACAGCCCAGCGCAGGTCGCGGCGGTAGTCGTCGATGTTCGGGGTGAGTGCTTCCGCTTTTTCGCTGCCAGTATTAGTGGCGCTGTAGTCGCGGTAACGCTCGCAGACTTCGGCGCCGGTACCGGCCTCAATCGCACGACGGTAGAGGTGGACCTTTACCGACACGTCTTTGATGCGATCCCCTGGTACCTCGGCCAGGGTGGTGTAGCCGGCAGCTCGCTGGGTGGCTCGCCATTCGCTCAGTTCGTTGTTGAGGTTGATCGCGGCGGCTATCACGGCAGTTTCCAGGCGTGCAGGGGTGACGCTGGCGTCGATGCGCAGGGTGGCGCGCAGGCCGTCTAGATCAATCGACGGCCAGAATGGATCGGTGTTTATATGGCCGCTGGTGACGGTGCCGCTGGCTACAAATGCGCTCATGACTGCACTCGAAGATAGATCGCCGGTGGTCGGGGCTTCACGTTCAGGAGGAGCGGCCTGGCCGATCCGCCCCGAGCCGGCGGGGTGCGTGGGGACGCTCGGTTAGCTGCTGGGGGCAGCATGTTTTTTCAGGAGGCGTTCGGCGCCGTCCAAATCTTTCTTGCCGCCGCAGCCGTCGTGCAGCTCGATGGCGCGTTTGAGTAGATCAATACCGGCCTGAATCTGTCCGGGCTGACCAGGCTCTTCGGCGCTGATGCCATGCAAGGTGGCGCGGCCAGTTGCCAGGAACAGCTTGGCGCGGGCTTGGTCGGGCATGTCCTCGGCTTCGGTCAGCTCAACCGTGCGGTGTAGGATCGCCAAGTCGAAACTGCCGTTGGCCTTCTGCGCTTTCAGCGCCGCGGTAGCGATTTCTTCCGCGACCAGGCAACCAGTGGTGCGCTCGAACCGGTCCGGCATGATCAGCTTGTGCTTGAGGACGTAGTCGGCGATGTCCAGCGCGCCGCTGTAGTCCTCAACATCGACGCGCCAGACCATGACAGTGGTCATAACGTCGTCCTGAGCGCCGTTGCCAGCTTGGAGCACGCCCTCGACATACGGGATGTACTCCGGCAGCAGTTGCAGTTTGAGCGCGGCCTTGCCTTCGTTGGACTGGATGGCCTTCAGGCGCAATCGGTCTTGCAGCAGCTGATTCAACTGGTGCTCGTAGGCGGTGGCACCGGCCATGGATTGCTTTGGTGCCGTTTTGGCTGCCTCCATTGCCGCGCGTGCGCGGCGCTGGTGGGCCTGGGCGATGCTGAGTGCCATGGGGTTAACCCTCGCTGCCGGATTCTTCGACTGGGGTGATGTTTTCCAGCAGGCAACCCAGGCCATATTCCTCGACCACATAGGCTTCGTTCGACGATTCGAAGTTGCTGACGCGGTTCCACTCCGGCTCTTCCTTGAGGTAGCGGCGGCGCCCGCCGATTTGCCAGTACACCGACAGGTTGGCGAACGTGGTGATGAGGATCGTGCCTTCAGGGATGTAAGGAACCTCGTACAGCGGCAGGCCACCGACGCGGCGCTGCGAGATGATCAGGTCGCTCGCCAGGGTATTGGTAGCGTCTTGGTCCTTGTTGACCAGGGCCAGGAACTTGTCGTGTACAAGCTCGCGGCCGGTCAGTACCACCAAGCCAGGGTTACGGCGGTACCAAGGGTCGAGCAACTGAATGGCGTCATAGACCAGGGCGTCGATGTTTTTGAAATCGCCGGTTTTACCGATGGTGATCTTGCCGGCGACGGCGCCTTCTTTCAGCACGCGGTCAGGCGCGTGAGTGCGGTATTGCTGGAGCCAGCCGATATTGACGTCTTCCAGCAACGGATGCGCGGTGCGGTCGGTTTGCTCGGCGGCCGAAGTGCCGTAGAAACCGATTTGGATACGGTCGAGGGCCTGACGTTGGGCAATTGCGCTGGCCAGGCGAGTCTGGAAGTCTGGGAACTTCGCCCAGGCGTCGAGCTGCTTGTAACTGACGTAGGTGTCAAAGTCGGTTTGCTCAGCCCGGTATTTGTCGCTGGACAGGGTGCCAATGCTGCTTGGCTCACGCTTCTTGACCTTGGTGTTGGTACGGCTGGCAACGGTGCCGCCGACGCCTAAGCCGACCTTTTCGCCTTCCTGCTCGTCGACGCCGATGACGTTGACTTTGGTCAGGAACTCGCTCGATTCCTGAATCTTGGTTTCCAGGCGCTGCTGGATAGTCGGGTCCACGCTGAACGTGGCGGTGGCCGATTCCACGCCGTTGATCTGTGCCACCTGGGCGAGGTAGCCAGTGAAGAGTTTTCGAGTGTCGTTACGCATGGGTGTCTCCGATAGTGGGCTGGGCGGTTGAGGCCGCAGGTCAGAATTCAGCCAGGGCTTGTTTGCCGCCGCCGGTTACCGGTGGGCGCTGGGTTTGGGAGTGGTCTTGTGTGTTGCCGAGCGTCGTTTTCAGCTCGACCAGGTCTTTGCTGAGCTGCTCGACCTTGGTGTTCAGTTCGCCGGAGAATTTCTTCTCGGCGGCGAGTTGATCCGGCAGGTCTTTGACGTGGTCGGCAATCGCTTCAACGGCCTGGCCGATCTGGGCGAACTCTGCATCGTCCTTCGCCTGCTTGCCGCCCAGGAGCGCCTGAACCTTGCTGAACAGCTGGGCGCCGAGGCCGGGCTTGTCTTCGACTTCTTTAAACTGCAGCTCGGTTTCCACTGCTTCGGTGAACATCGACGTCGCCGAGTAGTGGCGGTCTTTGAATGGGCTGGATTCGGGCTTCTGCGCGGAAAAAGACAGCACGTCGGTGCCCAGGCTTGCCGGGGAATCGGTCACCGCTAGGCCGACGATGTAGGCCTCGCCAGTGTCCGAGAAGCTGTCGTCGATTTCGATTGAGGTGTAAATCTTCTGCTTGGCCTTGTTCATGGCGATCAGATCGGGCGTGGGCTCGACCTGGGCAAACAGGGCCAGCTTCTTCTGGCCGTTGATTTCCACTTCCTCGGTCTTGACCGCGAGCACGTCGCCGTAGGCTTTGAAGGGACTGTCGGGCAGCAGGCTGCGGAAGTGCTCCAGCCAGATGCGGGCGCCGTAGGTGGACGGGTTGAAGTTCTTTGCTGCCTGTTCCAGCCAACTGCGTTTGATGGTGCGCTTGTCCGAGGTAGCGCCCTCAACGGCGACACGGAACCAATTACTGCGAAATTTCTTCATGCCGGGAATCCTCAATGCGTTGGGCGCTAAGTGCGTTGCAATGAGGGGCATGGTCGTGACGCGCGCGAGTTGCGGCAACGGGACGGGATTGTAGAGGGCGGGGCTACAAGGAGCGGCGCTACTGAGTCGCAGGCCAGAGCGGCAGCATCGCGGCCATGACTACGACCGAACTGCTCCCCATCGATCCCAGACGCCAATCCAAGTTCCTCTATTGGATGGGTTGGCGTATCTGCGAGATTGCCGAGGCTACGGGCGAAAAGGAAAAAACGCTACATAGCTGGAAGGCCCGCGACGAGTGGGACCGGGCCGACAACGTCGAGCGGATCGGCGGCGCGCTGGAAGCGCGGTTGGTGCAACTGATCCTCAAGGAAGGCAAGAGCGGCGGCGACTTTAAGGAAATTGACCTGCTGCACCGCCAGCTTGAGCGCCAGGCACGCATTCAGCGTTTCCAGGGCGGCGGTACCGAAACCGAACTCAACCCCAACCTGGCCAAGCGCAACGAAGGTCCGAAGAAAAAGACGCCGAAAAACGACATCAGTGAAGACCAGATAGAGCTGCTGCGTGAAGCGTTCATCGACGGGTGTTTCGACTACCAGAAAGACTGGCACCGGGCGGGCAACCAGCGCACACGCGTCATCCTCAAAAGCCGGCAGATCGGCGCCACTTACTACTTTGCCCGCGAGGCGTTCATTGATGCGCTGGAGACCGGGCGTAACCAGATTTTCCTGTCGGCTTCGAAAAACCAGGCGTACCTGTTTCGTGGGTACATCCAAGCATTTGCCCGCGAAGTCATCGGCGTTGAACTGACCGGTGACCCTATCGTCTTGCCGAATGGCGCCGAACTGTTTTTTCTCGGTACCAACGCACGCACGGCCCAGGGCTACCACGGTAATTTCTACTTCGATGAGTTCTTCTGGACGTTCAAGTTTGAGGAGCTGAACAAGGTCGCCTCTGGCATGGCGATGCACAAGAAGTGGCGCAAAACCTACTTCTCGACGCCGTCGACCATGGCCCACGAAGCCTATACGTTCTGGACTGGCGAACGCTTCAACAAAGGCAAGCCAGCGGCGCAACACACCAAGGTCGATGTTTCCCACGGCGCGCTCCAGCAAGGTCGGTTCTGCGAGGACCGGTTGTGGCGCCAGATCGTCACCATCCTCGACGCCGAGCAGGGCGGTTGCGACCTGTTCGACATTGAGGAGCTGCGCCGCGAGTACAGCCCAGAGGCGTTCGCCAACCTGCTGATGTGCGAGTTTGTCGACGATGGCGCGAGCATCTTTCCGCTGACGGTGCTGCAGCCGTGCATGGTCGACAGCTGGGTGGAGTGGGCCGAGGACTACAAGCCGTTTGCCATGCGTCCATTCGGGGATCGCCAGGTGTGGGTGGGCTATGACCCTGCGGAAACCGGTGACTGCTCCGGCCTGGTGGTGGTTGCGCCGCCGCTGGTACCGGGCGGCAAGTTCCGGGTGCTGGAACGTCACCAGTTCCGTGGGATGGACTTCGCGGCGCAGGCCAGCGTGATTAAGGCCGTCTGCGACCGCTACTGGGTGACGTACATCGGGATCGACGTCACTGGCCTGGGCAGCGGCGTGGCGCAGCTGGTGCGCCAATTTTTCCCCAATGTCACCACGTTCAGCTATTCGCCCGAGGTCAAGACGCGCCTGGTGCTCAAGGCTTACGACGTGATCCACCGGGGCCGGTTGGAGTTCGACGCAGGCTGGACCGACATGGCGCAATCGTTGATGGCGATCCGCAAGACCATCACCGCAGGCGGTCGCCAATTCACGTACACCGCCGGCCGCAACGACAACACCGGCCACGCCGACCTGGCGTGGGCGCTCTTTCACGCATTGCACAACGAACCGCTGGAGGGGCAGACCTCTGCCAACACCGGGCGGATGGAGATTTTTTGATGTCGAACCGCCGCAGAAACAATAAGCACCTGGCCCAGGCTCCAGACGTGGTAACGCAGGAGTTTATCCCGCGTAGTGACAGCAAGATGGAGGCATTCAGCTTCGGAGATCCGTCACCCGTGTTGAGCGGGCGGGAGGTGTTCGATTATCTGGAGTGCTGGTTTAACGGGCGTTGGTACGAGCCGCCGCTATCTCTGGATGGCCTGGCACGGTCGGTGGGTTCCAGCGTGCATCTGCACTCGGGGTTGATGTTCAAGCGCAATTTGCTGAGTAAGACCTTTATCCCGCACCGGCTGCTGTCGCGCGCGGCGTTCGAACAGTTCTCGCTGGATTTCCTTTGCCTGGGCAACGGTTATCTGGAAGGACGGCGTTCGATGCTCGGCCCGGTGCGCGAGCTGGTACCGCCGTTGGCAAAGTACATGCGCCAGGGCAAGGGCGGCCGGCAGTTCATGGTTCAGGGCTGGAAGGAGGAGCACGAATTTGAACCGGGCACCGTTTTTCATCTGCGGGAGGCGGATCTGCACCAGGAAGTGTACGGCCTGCCCGAGTGGATCAGCGCTTTGCAATCGGCCCTATTGAATGAGTCAGCCACGCTGTTTCGTCGTAAGTATTACGAGAACGGTAGTCATGCCGGTTTCATTCTCTACATGACCGACGCCGCGCAGAACGAAGCGGACGTCGACTCCCTACGCAAAGCGCTCAAAGACTCCAAGGGGCCTGGCAACTTCCGCAACCTGTTCGTGTATTCACCGAACGGTAAAAAAGACGGCCTGCAGATCATCCCGGTCAGCGAAGTGACGGCTAAGGATGAATTCAACTCGATCAAAAATCAGACCCGCGACGACGTGCTGGCTAGCTTGCGCATTCCGCCGCAGCTGATGGGCATCGTGCCGCAAAACGCTGGTGGGTTTGGGTCGATCAGGGAAGCGGCGCAGATTTATGCGGCCAATGAACTGGAGCCTATTCAGGCGCGCATGGCACAAGTGAATGAGTGGCTCGGGGAGGAGGTCGTGCGCTTCAAACCATATGATTTGCCTACAGGGGGATAATCTTGCTGTTTCACATACGAAAGCTGCATGAGTTTAACAAAATCAACGCAGTACCATCAGAATGACGGTGGATCTAATAACCGTCATGGAGCGGTTTATGAGGTAATGCAGTAGAACGGGATTTTAAACACGATATTGATCGTGATTCCGATTGATGTCTTTAGGTTTATTTAAATAGGTCGGGGCGGCCAAACTTTGAAGAAACTATGCATTTAATGCGATTGCTGGCTCCCCATAATTCGTTGTAATGAAATGTATGATCGTAGAAGCTAATGGTTTTATTTGTTTCAATGAATTCATCCGAGTTTTCAGGTGCTGTCATAACGCTTATTGCAAGTGCGGCAATGTAGCTAGAGGGCAGGTTCCACCTTTCGCCTATTTGCATACCAAGTTCGTTGTTAAAAGATAGTCTCGGGTCAAGCTCACCATCATGAGCAATTGCATTTCTTCCAAATTTATAGATGGCTTCTGGAAAAGTATAATTGTCGACGGTCAGGCTGGCAAAGTGAGCGCTTATTGCAAGTGCCGAAATAAAACCTTGCTCATCTTTTAGAAAAGCCTTGATCCTGTCACCGACTCTTTCTTTAGGCCTTCTTCGTTTAGCTGTTTGATCCAGTGCTGGAAAAAAATTTATCAATGCCTCTTCATGGTTTCCTTGCTCGAAATGTTCCCAGCACGAATGGATTCTACGGCTAATAGCAGTTGGTTTTTTCATTTCTGGCTCCTTAGTAGCATACATGTTTCCATAAATACCTAATTATGGCTGTCGTTATCTGTTCATTTGTCTGCGTGCATTTTTCATCCGTGATGGAACGAAAGGGAGAGAATATACCCAACTCCCGAGTTTTCCGAGCAGGGCAATGGCTGAAGTTTCTATAACCGCTGCATACCAACGGTATTTTTCTTGTGAGCTTTGAATGTCCCCAAAAAGCTAAGTAACGGGCTGAATCAAGCTCGCTTCCCTGTTTCTCACATTACCCACCGCAACGTCGACCTTAAACCACTCAAAGGCTTCGGCCGGTTCGCCTTGGTGCAACACCATCTGCTCGGCGCGTTCCTTGGGCGTTGCCGGGTCCAACCATTCACGGGCCAGGTCCGGGGTCAAAACCACGGGCCTTCGGTCGTGAATGTCAACCATGCCGCCAGCACTGTCGGCGGTGATAATCACGAAGCCGTCATGCTCGCCTGGCCCCTCATCGGAGTCAGGTAGCTGGCCGATGGATGCACATAGTACCGGCGCGCCATCCCGTCTACGAATCAGGAAGGGCTGTTTTTTCGGCCCGCCTTCGTCCACCCATTCAAACCAGTTATCTATGGGCGCGATTGCACGGTGCGGCCAGATCGAGCGGAAGAACGGCCCATGCGCGACCTTCTCTACCCGGGCATTGATTGGCGCGGCTCGGTCCTTGGCCCAATGCGGTCGCCATCCCCAGCGCACCGGATCGGCGTGCAGCAGGTCACCCTGCAGGTGCAATAGCGCAACATGGGTTGTAGGGGCCACGTTGTAGCGTTCAAGCGGGAGATCCCCCACGGAGTTCACCAGGGCGTTGGGCATGCTCAGCGCCGCAACGAAGTCGTGGATGCCGCTGTACTGCGAAAGCCTTCCGCACATAACTATTCTCCGCTCGTCGGACCTGATGAACAGCCGCGCACCGGCCGGTCTCTACCCAGTAGACACCGGTACCGGAGATTCGTCATGACAACCGACATACAGCAGGTTAACGAGATGGAAGCGTGGTATGCGCTTCTCAGTGATGCAGAATTTGAAGCTGGGTCGCCGGAGTACCGGTATGAAACTCGGTTGGCCCTGCCTGACAGCATGCTTGAGTGTAAGGTGATCGACTGCGGCGAATGGCGGGAGTTGGTCGAGGAGGCGGTTGCTGCTTATGCGGACGACGTTGGCTGACTGCCAGCTTTAGGGACGAAGCCTTGACCTGCGCAGTTCATGCAATCCTCACGCAGCCCGAATCGGTCAAGACAAGCTGTGCACTTGGCGAACTTGGCGGATAGCAGCAGAGGCCTTGCTATACGATAGTTTTCAAAGTCGTGCTCTTCCAAGGCAACTTGTGCGCAATCAATCAGTGTCCGGTACGTGTCTGCGTCGCAGATGATTGGATAAACCTTCCCATTGATAACCTGCGCGGTCTGCACCAAGTCGTATATCTCACGGGATGACGCCGTAAGCTCCAACCCATTCATCGACCAGGCTTCATTGTTAAGACGAAACACCAGGCGCCGGTCATGCTTGTCGCCAAATACTTTCCCGTCAAACCCATCCGCACCTGGGCCAATGGATGAGTAATACGTGTTGGCAATTATCCGTCCAACGCACTCCGAACTGACTCTGTGCACTACATCGTAGTGTCCACCAAACATATACCCCTCAGCGGCAGCAGCCAGCTCTTCGACGGCATGCCAGTAAGCAGCGTCGGCCAGCGCGTCCATTTCCAGCTTTTCCATCTGATCAATCACACCCGTCTCCAGCATGTCTCGAGCCTCCCAGCGGCACGCAGCTCTATGGGCCTCGGGGTTGTCCATTCGATACACACCGTCGTCAAGGATTCGACGCCATTTGGCGAGCCAAGCCGTTCTGAGTTCTGTAGGGGTCATGCGCCTGACTGCTTTATTGCTGTATGCACATACAGTAATCGAGGTTTGACCAAGACGCGATTTGAGGCGACGAGCTGTAGGAGAGGGGAGTGTTGCCATGCCCGATGGGGAGTTGACGTGCCACACGGGGCAGTGACGTGCTACGGGCTGAGGGTAGAGTGGTCTGCACCTGGCGCGCGCCGTCGTCCCCCCACCTCGCCTGCGCGCTAAATGGGTCGTTTTTTCTGCGCACCTGCGACCACTCTCGACGGCGTAGGCTAGGGGCTTGCTCGGCGTTTTAGAGGGTGCAGAAAACCTGCGGAATCCTGCGAAGGTGGATGTTTTTTGGCAACGCTCATAAGCACGCACACACAGCTGAATTCAGTAGGTGCCTCGGGAAAAAGGTTAGTTTTTTTTTGAGGGGGGTATTGTGACTTGGAGGGCCCGTGCTTGTTGGGCTTGAGACCTAACTTTGATGGGTTAGGTTGGGTTAGGTCAAAGGTTAGTAATTCGTAACCTATTGTTTTTAAAGGAATTAATATATTGAATATTTAACGCTAATAAAGGTTAGGAAATAACCAGACCTAACCCAAAAGCTAACCTTGTCAACCATTCGAAAAGCCATAACAAACAAGGCTTTCAAGGCGCTCTGAAAAAAACTAACCCTCCTAACCTCTTTCCCCTGGGTCAACATGAAAATGCGAGAGGTGTCAGGGCGGGCTGCTTTGAGGCTTTGTGCGGCATTGCGCAGTACTCACGACCTTTGCGCTCACGCGCACACACTCTCGCTCACACAGCGTCAGATATTCACGTTTAGATGGGACGTTGGAATCGGGACGACAGGCATTGGCGATCAGTACCATGGCGCAACATCAAGCGTGCCTTCTGACTCGAACGATAAAGTCACTGACCTGCGCCGGTGTCAGGCAATTCAATTTTCCGAAGGTCGCCAGGTGCTGAATCATTGCTTCATGACTGCCGGGTTGCCGGGCGGTCATGCGACGGCAAGTCTTTTCCAGGATCAATCGCGCCATCTGCGGGTTCTCGACCTTCGTCGCATCGAAGGCTAGCGCGATGGCGGTGGCCAGCTCGCCCAGGTCCGGGTCCTTGCGTTGCAGTGCCCTGAGCGCATTCATCTGCCGTGCGGTGATGGGTAGCGACAC